GATGCAGGATCCCCCCTGGGTGTTCACGCTGCGCCGGACCAACCCGCTCAAGGACAAGGACGGCTTCCGTCTTTGGAGGATCAAGTGAATAAAAAGGACGTTTGGAATGTGCCGCCGGTCATCCCAAACAAGGCGGCCAAGCGCCTGTCTGGGCAGGTCAAGCCACTGAAGCAGTACAAGTCCCTGAACCCCAAGCAATGGAAGTTCGTTCAGGAGTACGTAGCAGGGGACGGCCGGGTGACCCTGAAGGAGGCCGCCATTCGGGCCGGGTACAACCCGAAGTCCGCCTCGGTGATGGCTTGGAAGCTGACCAATCCTGATGAGTATCCCGAGGTCGTGTCCGCGATCCAGTCCTACCGGGCTGAGCTGGCGTCGAAGTACAACACTTCGTACGAGCGGCACATGAAGGACCTGCAGACCATCCGCGACAAGGCGCTCGAGGCTGGTGCGTTCGCTGCTGCGGTCCAGGCGGAGTACCGCCGCGGTCAGGCCCTGGGGACTATCTACGTCGAGCGGAAGGAGATTCGCCATGGGACCATCGACTCGATGTCCAAGGAAGAGGTGCAGCGCAAGCTGGACGAGATCAAGAAGTTGTACGGCGGCCCGCCCCCGACTGCCCTCATTGATGCCGATACCGGGCAGGTGATCGAAAGTGTCGCCCGAGAACTGGATCCCCCTTTTGACCCTGGAGTGGCGGACCCTCCGCCTGACGTCTTCGAAGAGGTTCCTCCCGATGCCAACAACCCCTGAGGCCCGGCTTTCTCGCCGGGTTCGAATTGCCCTGCAGGAGCACGGCTGTGCGGTCGAGCGGATCGAAAACCGGGTCAACCTGGGCGTGCCTGACATGCTGGTGGGGATTGGCTCCCGGTTTGTGATGCTCGAGCTGAAGGCCCTTACCCGCGGGCTTGCGGTTGCCCTGCGGCCGCACCAAATTGCCTTTTTGACCCGGCATTCACGTGCTGGCCGCCCTTGCTTTGTCTTGGTGCACGATGGTGGCTCCGTCAATCGAAAGGCTTCGTTGAGCTTGTACTCTGGCACGCAGGCGCTCGAGCTTGCCGAGATAGGCCTACGGGCGGCGCCTATCATGAGCTGGCCGGACCGTGAAATCGACTGGCCCGCCCTGGTCGAGCTGCTATCGGCCGGGATCCATCGATTAGAAAATCCAATTGGCCCGGACCCGGAAGATCCGGCACAGTAGAACCCGCTGCGTAGTGCAGCAACCTAGAAAGGATAGAGCGATGAAAACTAGCGAATTGACCGGGGCCGCGCTTGACTGGGCGGTGGCAAGGTGCGAGGGCGAGGCTGTCCATATGGTTAAGGGGCAACTCGAAACCTTGTGGACAGATAACGGGTGGAAGCCCTCCACCGACTGGGCGCAAGGCGGGCCGATTATCGAGCGCGAGAAGCTGGGTCTAGGGCATGTCATCAGCGAGGGGAATTCGTATTGGATTGCCACCGGGTATCTGACTGAAGAATGCGCCCCCACGCCACTAGTGGCGGCCATGCGCTGTTATGTGGCCGCGTGCATAGGCGATGAGGTGGATATCCCTGAAACCCTGTTCGCAACCGCTTGACGACAGAGCCGGCCGCGGGCTAAGCTGCGGTTGTCATCAACAGAAAGGATAGAGCGATGATCAAGACAGTGGCCGTATCCGGCAACAGCAAAACCGGACCCATAGCCGTTACGTACCGTAGCGGTGCACATGAAACCTACGGGACGTGTCCGAAAAGCTGCGCGCTGCACCCTAAAAATGAAACCGGCGCCCACACGGTGGACACGGACTATCTTGCGGCGCTGGTGGACGCGGTCCCGCCCGGTGGCTTAGCTTGGACCTATTCGCATTTCCCGGCCGCGGCGCTGCCGCACCCTAAGCCGGGAAAAACCGTTATCAATTCGAGCTGCGACGATATGCGGGACGCGGTCCTAGCGGTGGAATCCGGCCGCCCAGCGGTTTACGCCGCTCCGGCCGACACGGTGGACACGTGGCCGCGGGTGTTCCAGGGCGTGCAATTCGTGCGCTGCCCGGCCGAGCTGAGCGACGATTTCAACTGTCAGCGCTGCGGGAACGGTCGCCCCTTGTGTGCCCGTGGTGAGCGGGATTACGTGGTGGTGTTCGTGGCGCACGGTAGCGGGAAAAAGAAAGTGGGCACGGGAAAAGGCGGGTGTTATGCCGCCGGTGGCCCCACGGCTATCCAATGGCACGGAACCCGGACGAAGGGCGCCGCGGATGATGCCCGAACCCTCCAGGCTTTCGCCCGGTCCCTGCCCTATGGCTCCATGCTGCGCCACCATGTGGCGGGTGATATCGGCCGGGAGGATCTCTAAATGTTCCTGGTGGCGCTGCTGGTGTTTTTCGCGCTCTGGTGGATTGTCGACAGGATCGATCCAGGGTGACAATTAACCGCCCCGGCATCCCGCCCGGCTTCCATTGGGAATTTGTTCGCATTTCGAACACGCGTTCGCGGTTAAAACACCATACGGAAACCAGGCCCCCGGGCCCTGGCGCTGCCACCTTGAAACGTGGCGCGGGGCCCGCGGGCCCCGGTCCGCGGGGCTTAATCGGCCGGTCTAATTCAATTGAAAAATTCAATTGGACCGCGGCGCGCGGTGCTTTAATAATTCGAACCATGCCGGGCCGCGGTGGCCGGGCGTAACTAGAAAGGATAGAGAAAATGGCTCACATGATCGACACCACGACCGGCACAGCCGCTATGGCCTACGTGGGAAATACGCCGTGGCACGGGCTCGGCGCGCAGCTGCAGCCGGGCGCCAGCATCGAAGAGTGGACCCAGGCCGCGCGCATCGGGTATACCGTGCTCGAGTCCCCGGTCCTGTATGAGAGCCCCGCGGCCACGGAGCTGCAGCGGTGGCCGAACCGAAAGGTGCTGCACCGGTCCGATACCGGTGCCCCGCTGGCCGTGGTATCGGACGGCTACAACGTAGTGCAGCCCGCGGACCTAATGGGGTTCTTTGCTAAGCTGGCCGAGCTGGGCGGGTTTGAGCTCGAGACGGCCGGAGCCCTGAGCGATGGCCGCCGAGTGTGGGCCCTGGCCCGCGTGGCGGAAGCCGCGGAAGTTGTGGACGGGGACGCGGTGCGCCCCTATCTGCTGTTCGGCACGTCCTACGATGGGACCATGGCCACGGTGGCGAAGTTCACTGATATCCGCGTGGTATGCAATAACACCATCGTGCGGGCCCTGGACCAGGGGAACGGATCCGTTCGCGTGCTGCACTCGGAGAAATTCGACGCGGACAAGGTCCGCCTGCAGCTAGGTATCGTCGCGAATTCGTGGGAGCGGTTCCTGGTGCAGTCCCGTGCCCTGGCCACCGTGTCGATGGACGACACGCAAGCGGACGAATTCGTGAAGGCGCTGCTCGAGCCCTACCATACGAGCCGCATCGAGCTCAAGGATACGAAGGCGTATCGCCGCGTGCTGCAGCTGTTCCGCGGCGCCGCCATCGGCGCCGATATCCCGGGCGTGGCCGGGACCCGCTGGGCGATGCTCAACGCTGTGACCCAGCTGGTGGACCACGAGCGCGGCCGCAGCACCGGCACACGGCTCGAGAGCGCGTGGTTCGGCACGGGCGCCGCGCTCAAGCTGCGCGCTGTTGAGCTGCTGAGCGAGGGAGTCTGACCGTGGAGCGCCGCTACAAGTTCTGGATTGAGACGGACGGCGGCGAGCGCTTGGTGTGGCCGGGCCTCACCGAGCGCCAAGCGGTGGAGATGTACCGCCGCACGCGCGCCGTGCACCCGGACGGCGTCCGCCTGTTCGGGTGGGGGCCGCACAATGAACCGTTAGCCGTAACGCATCGGGAGGCGTTCGCCTATTGAAAAGTTTCATTGGCCACGGCCCGCGGGCCGTGCGACATTAACGGTGTCGCACGGTGCGACATCAGAAAGGATAGAGCGATGAAAGTCTCCCGATTGATCGAGCTGCTGCAGCAGTGCAGCCAGGATGCCGAGGTTCTGTTCTGGGACGGCGACGAGCGCCGCGTTATCAGCGAGCTTCTGCCCGTTGACCAGTGGCACGAAGGCGGCCGCTTTGTCGATATCAACCTGCACGAAGTGCGCCGCGAGGTGGCAGCATGAGTCAGCACCTCTCTCCCATCAGCCACTATCGCGCTTCCCTGTTCGGCAGCCGCGACTCGGTGCCCGAGGCGCTCGAGTACGTTCGCGATGTCGCGAACGCTGCCGGCCGTGACGGTGTCGCCGTGTACACCGCTGCCCTGGTGCTGCTCAACTCCGTGATCGACGAAGTCGAACGCGCAGAGCTGCGCGCGTTCGAACCGAGCGACTGGGACCAGGACATCCCGTTCTAGCTGCTGGCATGAGTCCGGACTATCGGGCCCTCGGGCCCGATAGTGACAATTCACTGTACCCGGACCGCGAGCCGTGCGACATTATTGGTGTCGCACGGTGCGACGATAGAAAGGATAGAGAAATGCGTACCATCAACATCAACGGCAACCGCTTCGCACTGCCCGAGGGCATGAGCACCAAGGACATCCAGGCCCTGGTCGGATTCCTGGCAACGCTGCAGACCGTCGAGTCACACTACGATTACAGCTGCAGCGACTACCTGTACAGCCTGGGCCGCGGTCCCGAGCTGCGACTCGAGGACATCACCCCGACCGAGAACGCTAGGGCTAAGTCCGAGGCCAGCTACGAAGCCTACAAAGCCAAGCGCGAAGCCGAGAAGGCCGCAGCCGAGTAACCGACACCTGGGCCGCGAGGCCCAGTCACCCAGGCCCGCCACCCGGCGGGCCTATTGCTTTGTGCGATGCGATAGGGCTCAAGGCTATTGGACTCGAGGCGCTGGCATAGCTGCCTAGGCTATGGCCTAGGCTTCCCTGATAGCCCCCGACCGAAGGGCGGGGGCTGGACCCCGGGAGGGCCATAAAACCACCCAAGCTCGTCAGACTCGCCCGTAGCCCAGTTTTAGCCCAAGGAAAACTGCCTGAGAACCTGGAC